AGGGGTGTCGCTGGGCTATTAAAAAACCGCCCCCCTTTGGCTGAATTGCATGAAATGCACAACGTCTGCAAGTTCCAGTCCTCATCACTACCACCAAGGCTTCGTGGTGTTATGTGGTCAACCGAATTGCCGTCCATACCGCATGCTTGGCAAGTATGTCCGTCGCGATTGAGTATGCGTTGGCGTATCTTGCGCCATTGACTGGTGCTGCCATTGTCCTTCAATGAACTGGCCATTAGTAGTAGTTCCTTTGCTGATGAAACGCCCATGCTTTGCATGGTGTTTGATAACGAATTGTGACATAGCGAAGCGTTGCGTCAATCTGTCTAAATGGGTCAAGGTCACGATAATGCTTTGACCGCATTTGCCCTAAGCCGTAATGACTGCCATTGCGTGCAGTGTATGACCAACGTGATTCCTTTGTAATTATCTTGTTGAAGCATTGGAATTCCTTGTAATCAAGAATCCTAGAATGTGCATATAACTTCAAATGGTCTATTGAATAGTTAGCTGCATTTGCATTTGCAATGCTCGTTATTGAAAGCAATGCCGAAATGAAATAGACCCGTCCCATTAGCCGATTACGCCCTTGCGAGCAATCCGCCTCAGCGGCTCGCTTCAAGCGAAACCAGCGTACCGCGACTGTCAAGTAAGTTAATAACTTACGCATGGCCTTGGGCGTGTCCCACAAGTTTTGCACGGTTGTGGATAAAGCCTGTGGATAACTATTCATCTAACGTGCCCCAATCCACTGTTGATTAACACGTCACGGTTCGATTCACCAAACGAAAACAATATGACTGGCATGAGGATTGAAGCTGCTTCGCCATTTGATTTAATAAATTTCAAATTGGGTTGCAACGGCAATGCACCGCTTGCTTTTTCCCACACCAAATTAAACCAGGCAGATTTTGCCATTTGTACCAGTGCAATGCCATTGTTATGTGCAATAAGTTTTTTTGCCCATGGCGTAACGTTTGAATAAGGTGGATTGCACCAAACACGACCAACCCAAGGCGTTGTCAAACCGTCGTCAATAATGGTCAATGACCTTTTTGCAGGTATCCAAGGTGCGCCGTGGGGAGGTGCAGCAACGTCCATATCAAATTCAACGTTTAACCCCTGAAAGATAAACGGCGGCGTGTAATAGTCGTCCGACGTCCCATTGTCTATCAAGTCGTGACCAAAATCCATGTCAAGGCGTTCGCTCATTGCCCACCCCAGCCCGTACCTTTAAAGGAAATCCCAAAGGTTGAGTAGGTGCGGCTCATGTCTTGCCCGCAGCAGATTGGTTGGCGTTCGTCGTGGATTGATTTATCCACCTCAACACTGATTTGGCACACCGTGCATTTAAACTCATAGATTGGCATTGGGTTGACCTATCTGTGCAACCCTCATGACTTCGCACTTGGTGCATTGAATCACTTCCACGCCAGTGGGAAGGTTGTCCGTTACTTTGTGGATTACTTGCTTCGTTACCTTTTTGCATTTTCTGCACTCAAACTGAACTGTGTCCATAGTTGCTTCTCCTAAGGTTTTCAATAGGTTGCAAGTTGATTTGGGTAACCCACCAGTTGGGTTGCTTACTGTGTCGGTACTTTGGTCGTTTAGCCATGGCAATGGGAATCCAACCCGCAATGAAGAAATGCGGTGATTCACCAGTGACCAGGATTGCCACGTCGTCAGTGCGGTCGTATTCGTGAATTATCAGCTGCCCTGCAAGGTACTTAGTCCAACGAACTTCAAAGTGTGAACCAACGTCAGCCTTGGTTTTGCCTTTTTGCTCAAATGGATTGAACTCAACGTTTAGGTATTTGGCAACGACCCATTCGCTGCCGATACTTTGGGCGTCTTGTGCAATCAGGTCATGAAGTGATTTCTCAGTTGAGTAACCGCCTGACCTCGTTTGCCAATAGTCGGTGTTAGCCTTTGCCAAATGAATTGCTGCGTCGTGACACGTAAATTCTTCCTCGCGGGTCAATGTCATTTTCAACGGCAGTCCTTACAAAACCAAATAATCTTTTCATTGCCGTAGCCCTTTTGATAGCCAAATGCGTCAAGTCTTGTGAGCATTGAACACCTGTCGCATTGTTCCATTTTGTATTCTTCGACCACTTCGCCATTCTTGAGCAGTTTGCCAATCATGGTTTGTGGGTTAACAATTTCCATGTAGTCGCTCATACTTGTGGCTTCCAAGTTCCGTCGCTGGTTAGCACTAGCCAAACGGGGTCACACTGGTCAGGCTTACGCCCTACGCATGAGTAGTTTGCCCAGTCCTTGCCAGTCTTCGCACTGTTTCCACTGCGGAAAACACGGTGGCCATGACGGCATTGTGGTGCTTCGGCAACTAATTCACCGCCAAGTTGTTTTGCAATTTCTGCAACGCCTGACGCCAAAGTTGGAACACCAGCTGCTTCCATGTCTTCTTCGGTCTTGTAACTTGGAACGTCACCAAATTTGGTTGTCCAGTAGTCATAATTCTTGTCTGTGTTTGCAACCTTTGCTGACGTCTTTTCTACCTGTTCCATAACTTCTTTGGTGCTTCGTTCAGCACCGCCCATGACCAGTTGCTGCACGCGCATGATTGCGCTGGTGACTGTATCTTCAACAAACCAACGTTTCATGTTCTGTTGGTATGCGCCCTGGTAGCCATAGGCAAAATCAACCGCTGCTGGACGCGTATCGTCTTCGTGTCTAAAGGCCTTTGCTTCAACTAAAACATAACCCTTGTCAGCATTAAATTCAACAATGCTAGTTTCAATACGCCCTAGTGGGTAGGTGCGATTCCAGCGTTCTAAACGCTCACGGCTTGCTTCGTAGTTGTCCAGGAATCCCATTTATTTGACCGCCCTTTTTTGTTGTGAGATGTGGCGACTGATAGCACGCCCGCGTGTATAACCTTCACGGCTTCCGTCTTTGTGCCCCCATGAATAACCTAAGGCGGCGGCTAAAGTGCAAAGCACACCGATTAAGAATAAAGCCCGCAAAGTCTGCGGGTCTAATAAGTCAACGACCATTTTGAATTCTCCCGATTCTTGGTGGTAACGACTACCACCTGCACTCAGGGTGACGCATAAGGCGCGCCAAATCAAGAACCTTGCGTGTTTGTCGGCGTGTCACCTGACTTTGGCTTGGATTTTAGTCCGTTTCCAGCAAGCACACCGCCCAACGAACCAGTCAAGAAAATAGCCAGGGTTTTCAATAAGTCAATAAAGGCTGCGTCATTGGGTGCTTGTGCCCCGATTGGCTGGGTGACAAAAATTAGCGCGTAAGTTATGCCAACGGTGACAACTAAAAACACGGCTGCAAGTGTTGAACCAATAATTAAAATCAGCTGCGCGTGGACGTCCTCAGGGGTTCGACGGCGTGCTGGTTTGTAATGTTGAGAATCCAAGTATGTCGTCAGTACACGTTCCAGTGGGGACGCATTGCGGTTTTTGGCACTTAGGTTTTGACCAGTTTTCATATTCTTGGCACTCATAACGTGTCCAACCCTGATACCCACACGCAGTCAGGATTAGCGCAAGTGCCCAAGCCAATCCTGCTGCGGTGAGTTTTCGGGCTACTTCCCCGTTAACCCGAAACTCTTATCCTGCGGATTTAACCAGCGCAAAACAACTGGTGCAATCGCTGCAACACCTGCCATTGCAAGTGTCTTTGGGTCTGTCACACCTGCCATGTATAAGGCTAGTGCTGCTGCCATGAATGAGCGTGCCCATGAGGCGATTAAGGCTTTGGCTTTGTCCATTTTTTTGTTTTCTCCTTTGTCGGTTTTTCTCCCGATTTTGGTATTTCAACTGTTGGGTGTTCGCCCTTGTAAGGTACGAATTTGGGAATTCCAAACCCAACAATCTCTTTGCCAACGTTGCGCACCTTTACCATTACCATGCCACCATTTCGCTGGTCGCCTGTGCCACTGGTATTGCCTTCAATGGTCACGCATTGTTTGTCGTCAATTAAGCCAACGACAATTCCAACGTGACTTATACGATCAACGCCGTCATGTGGGAAGTCCATAAAAGCAACATAACCCAACTGCGGCATATTTGACCAACGGTTGATTTCTTTAAATTTATGCGCACCAATTGCAGTGCCAACCACTGAATGAAACTTGACGCCCGCTTGTGCTGCACACCAGTTAACGAAAGAACCGCACCAAGGTAGTCCGTCGGCCTTTGTAAATTTGCCGTATTTGGTGAGGTTGTTGCCTTCCTCAATCGTGCCAATTTCAGCCTTTGCAATTTCAATGAACGCAGCTGAAGTGCCTTGCGGATACATCTTAGTCAAGTGTTCCACTTATAGCCCAAGTGCCTTTAAGTCATCAGCAGTTAAACCAAGTGCAGCAAGTTTTGCTTGTGCTGCTTCTTTGACTGCTTCTGTTTCTGCCTTTGCAGTCTCTTTGTCTGCGTAGGCTTTTGCGTCTGCTTCTAATGCTGCTTTTTCCGCTGCCGTCATTGGTCGTTCAATGATTTCGCCCGTTTCAACATTATGAATTGTAACTGTTGGATTTGTCATTATTGCACCCCATATAGTGTGTATGTACCGCTTGAAAAATTAGCACCATTTGTGCCTATAACTAGGCTTGTAATTGCTGCGGCTGAATTGACTACGCCTGTGTAATTCATTACGCCTTGAAGCCCGCTGCCTCTATCACCTTGTGATTGTGCGCCAATTATTTTGTAGCCAGTCGTGTTTGCATAATCATAGATATTGATAATTGATGATGAGGCCGTTGGTGTTTGAACAAGTGAATTGTAAAATAAATACATTTGCGCAACTGCTTGGTCATAACCAGTTTGTAAAGCCGCACCATTTGAACCCGTTGCCACCTGTTGGATTGAATAACTGGTAATTGAATTTGCAGTGATTTTGACATTGTTACCTGAACCGCTTGAAAATGTAAAATTGTTCAAGACTAATTGAAGGTTTTTGTAAGTTCCTGCAATGCTGCTAAGCGTGACGGAAGCGCCTGACAATGAACCGCTTGCAATCGAGGTCATACCTCCACCGCCTGCTGGTGTTGCCCATTTCAAGCCTGTTGCAGTCGTACTATCCGCGACAAGTATTTGGTCGTTAGCACCGACACCAAGACGTGCGTCCACCGTGCTAAAAGTAAATAGATCGCCCTTGGTTGTCAGTGGTGTGACATCTGACGTTGTTGTCCAGGCTGGCACACCGCCTGAAACTGCTAAAACTTGACCAGTTGTGCCAATTGGTAGGCGCGTGCTTGTGTTTGCCGTTGCTGATGAATAAGCAATGTCTCCAAGGGTTGTTCCAGGTTGCAATGCCTTCAAACGTGTATCAACGCCTTGCAGCGCAATATCAAAATCGGCTGGAAGGTCAGTCACCAAGTCCGTTGACGTTGGTAACACGAAGCCATAATTTGTTGTTGGATTTGCCATGTTGTCTCCTTATCAGACCACTATTGTCGCATTTTCCCAGTCAAGCGTTGGCGACACGCCCGACCAGGTAAATGTGTTGGAAATTTCGTCCCATTGAAGTGCCTGCATTGAAAACGCCACTGGTGACACAATCAACGAAACCGAAACTTGGTTGTAGGAAGCCTGAAACGACCAGCCCTCAACAAATCCTTGAAAGATTGAACCCATGTTTGAAGGTAGGTCATTGATTGCCACCGCTTGACCCATAAACGTGCCAATAAGGTCGTCGCGGTCTGCGTCGTCCAATTCAGGGTTTGTCAGGTCAAATGTGATTTCGCTAAAAATTGCCTGTGGGTCTTTGCGAAGTGCCAAATAAAAATCGGCTTGGTCTTCAGCGTCGGTCGCATTGTGCAATGTTGTGGTGATGATTTGTGCAAGTGTGCCATAAGTAAGAATTGAAGTGGCGTCAGTTGCAGATTTTTCCGCATTGCTAGTTGCACCGTATTTGATTGTCAGGTCATTGCGCACGTCGCCCGCGCGGGTTTCGGTACGCAGTCCAGCCGCACGGGCTTGATTTGCCGTAAGTTGAACGTACCCATTAGCTGCAAGATATTGACTGCGGTGTGTTGCGTCGGCATAAGAAATGCGACCCTGGGCGTCTTCGTAAATATAACCAAGTCCTGAAGTGGCAAGTGCTGAAACCAGTGAATAAACGTCAGTCCGACTTGAAGAACGCGCGGCCAATTCATAATCACCAGGTTGGTCAATCTCCCCAAGGCCAACGTTTTCCGCAGTTGCCCAAGTGGTTGTTGGGTCGTAAGTCGCCCAAGTCAATGCACCAGGCACTTCAGCCCAATTGTTTAAAAGTAAATTTGAAAGAATTGTGTATATCTGTGTCCCGTCGAATGCCTTTGAAAGCACGCCGTTAGTCAAGGATTTTGGCAAACG